TCGTATCATCTTCTACATATTTAAGAACAGCATCGCCAGTAGCTATTGCAACTTTAATATTTGTAGCCATTTATCTCTCCTTGAGAAAGAAGAGAGAGTGGCCGAAGCCACCCTCCTTCATTTGCTGATTAACCAGCACTGCCAACCCAGCTACGCCAATCAGACACACCAAAGCTGTAACGCTCCCGTGCTTTAAATCGGAGATTGCCAGTGTCGAAGTCCGGTTCCATCTTGGTCTGAAGCGGCGACCGCACAAACATCTTCGTGCCGTTTGGTACGTCCGTTTTAACAAACCATGCATCCGTGTCAGTAAAGCGACGGTTAATGTAGTAACCTTCAGGAACCATCCCCATGTGACGGGTTGCATTGATGGCGTTCGTGTTCGGGTTCGCATCAGCAGCACTCGTCTGAGTGTTACCCGGAGACGAAAGAACACGATCCGCTACCGCCCAGTAATCAACTGGGATATGTAGAGAAACAGCACTTGCACCAATCAGAATACCACGATCATCCTTGATCTTCTGAATAGCAGTTAGCGCAGTTTCAAGAGTTGCTTCTGACAGGTCAGCCGCACCCAGAAGGTTAGACTGATTACCATCAGAAATAGTTGGATGAGAAGCGGAAAAGAATGCAGCACCATCACCAATGGTATCAGTGAAACCATTGTTGTAGATGTTAGCAGCCTTCACCTGCTTCGTGTTTGCCATTGCACGGGCTAGACCCCTTGCACGAAGTTTGGCAAACGTATCATAAAGATTGTCTTCCATCGCCTCTTCAGTAACGGCAAAAGCAAGCGCAACGGTTTCCGCTGTGTAACGGGCCGTGTAGCTTTCTTGTGCGTCATCATAAGAGACTGATGCACCTTCTCCTTTAGTAGGAGCGGTGCCGAAGCCTGTGAAGAGGACTTCTTCTTCAAAAGCTCGGTCAGAGTTTTCAATTTCATAAAGAGGCTCATGCTCATTATTAACCTCTCCATACTCCATCCCAAAAACGGCGTTAAGACCGGGAAGGAGTTCTTTAGCAATACTAGCTCTATTAATAGCCATGATAAATCCTCCCTATTAAGCCGTTGACGCCGTAGCCGTTACAAAACGGTCACGGTGATGGTTGAACCATACTTCCACAATCGGGAATGCATCAGAGTCCTTTTCATCAGGGAACTGAGCTTTACCAATCACACGAACAGCAGCAGCCGATTCTACACCAGATGCACCATCCAGATAGTAGCTTGACTGACCAGTGGTCGTGCTGCCTGAAGAGGCAGTGGAGCTAACGGTTACGTTGTAGTTTTTGACAATAGCCAACTCAGCCGCCGAAAGCGACAGAGAAGCCTGAATGTAATACGTCTGATCGGGGTCAGTGATTACAAAGAATTTAATGTCCGTGGCACTAATGTCTCCCGGCCAAAAGCGAGAAAACTTCTGCTCTCCATTTTCAACATACTGACAACCCATAAAGACACCAGACGGCTTGAGCGTTGCAGCGATAAACGGTGAAATCGTTGCAAAGTTCGCACCGGGAAGAACTACTGGATCACCAGTAAAGATCTTATTCGTAGGTGATTGGGCCTGACCCGTTGAGGTCAAAGTAATTGTATCAGTAACGGCTTCGTTATTGTAGCCGCCACCTTTTTTACGAGCAGGAATGAAACCACGAAATGCTTTAGTAGTAGACATGTTTCATCTCCTTAGTTATGGGAGGCTAGTCCTGAAAGGACGGTTGCCTTCCCTTTGTTGTAACAGAGCGACTTGTATTGGAAATAGGAAACCGTGAATCAGAGTTTTTCATCAACTGAGAGTTGACTGCTTCCATCTGATCATTAGATTTACCTTCATAAAATTTCCTACGAGCCGCAACTTTTCCGGCTGGCATTTTAACCAAGGCTACATCACCTCGACACACAGAGCCTTGATACCTGCCTTCATCCCTCACGAAGGATGTGAGAGCCATTTCGGGAACTTCATCTGGAGTTACAAACACCCATCCTGATTGCATCTTCTTGCCAACATTCGTGATGTCATCTTTACCTTGAAGGGAGACTCGTATCCAACGTAGCGCCATGCCCTCATTCTCAAAACGTGCTTGCACAGTTTCTGGAATGTCTAGAGCATTTGGCTCTTCAAAGGTCCATTCTTCTTCTCTAGTATTCTGTTCTCTCATACTCTCAGTACGTGATTCATTTCGTGTCATGTTCTTTCCTCCACGCTTACATGTTTATGTTAGTATATTCGCCATCAGCAGAAGTTACCTTCAGCTTTTCGGCAGCATACTGTTCAAGTGGGATACCCCATTTATTAGCAAGTCTTACGTCTTCTTTTGTAAGCTTTACTTTTTTGTTTGAGGACGGAGACGAGCGTGAAGCCCCCGATACCACTTGAGCAGGTTGTGACGTGCCTGAGTTACTTTGTTCCTCAGTTTCCTGCACACGGTTTGAAGTTTGACCAAAGGCCGCTTCAAGGCGTCGATCAATTTCTTCGTAAAATTCTTCATCATTTGGATTATATCCCTGTTCTTTCAATTCTGCATCCAGAGCAAGTGCTGCTGCTGTTTTAATTGTATCCTGACCAAACCACTGATTTTTTTGCGCCCACTCATTCGCTCTTGGATCGTAAGCTTGTTGTTGTGGTTGAACAGGTTCAGGTGAAGCCTCAACTTGTTTTTCTTTCTTTTCAAGTTTTTTAGCAAGATTATTTTTATAGTTTTGAATAGTTTTTAAATCTGCTTGAGCGTTATTTAATATTTCTTGAGCTTTAAGAACTTTTTCCTTATCTCCATCTTCAAAGGCTTCCATATAAGCTTGTCTGGCAAGCTCCATATTTTGAGTTAACTGTCTTTCATTAGCATCAAGACTACGAGTTGCAATACTATCAACTTCATTATCTTTAGCTGCTAGATTTGTTTTTAGCTCTTCATTTTGTTTCATAAGAGCTTCAATTTGTTCTTCACGTTCTTTGCGCTGTCTAATTAGTTGCCTAATTCTTTTTTCAGCACCTTTAGTTTCTATACCCTCTAGTTCTTTTGGCTGTTCTTCTTGTACAGGTTCTTCTTGAACTTCTTCTTGTACAGCTTCAACAGTTGGTTGTTCTTGTTCTTCTTCTACTTTTATTTCTTCTTGTTCTTCTTCAATCTCAAATTCAACTTGTTTATTTTCTTGTTCACCTTCTGGGACCGTAACGGTTTCCCAACCATCATTTTCGTTACTCATTTTACTCTCCGTTGTTAACGACACAAACGATTACGTTTATATTATTATATCACAAAAGTCTAGATTTCCCAAATCAACTAGAGCCTTTTCCTAAATTAAAAGTTGGATCAAGGTCTTTAGGTTCTTCTACCTTCATAATAATTTGATCATCAAATAAAAGTATAAGACGTACACCCTTGTAAAACAACTTAGTTCCTGCGTGTTTACCATAGCACACATAGTCACCTATGTTACACCATGCTCCTGCTGGAAACTTTTCTTTATCCATATATGCCAAGTCTCCTAACGCTAGAACCTGTGCGACAGTGGTGAGATAAGACATATCATCTTTAGTTGAGTCTGGTATAAATATACCACCTTTTGTAACACTCTTTACTGAAACGGGGCGCACCAAAACGTGAAATCCCGGTAGAGTGGGTAGTGGGCTGGGATCGGGGGCGTCATCCTCAGTTATCCACAAATCATTTTTTAGTGCGCCACCTAAACCTACTTGTTGCATTTTTAGTCTTCGTCCTCCATATATATTCGTTTCTTAATTATTTCTGTTAAATTATCTCTAGCCCATTCAAGGCTGGAGATAGAACCAACAAGTTGTCTATAGTGTGGGTAGTCTTCAGCACTGCCATTACCCAACGCTAGTCGCAACTTATTAATCTCTTCGTTATACTCTCGTACTACCTCGTCCCAAATTTCCATTCTTAGTTATAGATGGTGCTTTTGCGTGAGGGTTTAATTGGTTCTGGAGTTTTCCAAGAGTCATCTTCCCATTGGTTTAACTCACTACGAATAGCACGACCACCTGTAATATCTTGAGCGTAGGCATCGCCATAGTTTCTCTGAGTATCTTTTACATGAAAAGGATACCCTTTACCTTTCTTCATCATTTGTCATCTCCTGTTGTTGTTGAACAGCCACTTGTACAAGAGCATTTAGAGCTTGTGCATCCATGTCTGCTTTTGTTTGCATTTCTTTATCAAGCATCTCTTTTATATTTTGTATAGCTTGACGTTCGTCATCTTTATTTAATTTAAACTCTTCTATCATTGCCTTTGTTACAAGTTCCATTTGTTTTAGTTTTTCTTTACTGGAACGGTTAGCATCAGCATTATCTCGTTTTAGATTATCAGTTGCTGTAGCTTTCATCATACCAATAATCTGTTCGTTCTCTTCAAGTTCAAGCTTCTTATTCTTTAGTTCAAGCTCTGCTGCACTGGTGGCAGTATCAGCCTGAAGCTTTTGTTTCTCTAGTTCAACCTTGGCTTGCTCAAGAGATACAAGCTGCTGTTCAGGAGACTGAGCCATACCCATAGCCTGATTTGCATTCATTACTTGCTGTGCTGCCTGTGCCATAGCCATCTCAGCAGCAGCAGGATTATTCATCTGTTCTGGAGCCTGTTGCATTATTTGATTTGCAATACCGCTCATCTGTTCCTGATACTTCATCACAGAGTGTTCTTGAATGTTAGCCTGAATAATAGGAGCCACACGTTCCATGATTGGATTAGCACCATTGATGGGATCTTGTAGATATGCCATCTTTACTTGCATATGTGCATCATGGTTCTGACCGGGAAAGGCTGCAATAGGTACGCCTTTCGTCGCTGCCATAATATCAGACACTGGGTCCATTGGTTTAGGTTCAATCTTAGGCGGAAGTATCTCATCTACATTAGGCATGTTAGAAGCATTTAGAATAGTTCTATTTAGAGCTTCTAGATTAAACATCCCCGGTGGAGACTGTTGTGCCATTTGCAGCGCCATGTTAGCCATCATCATACGATGTGCGTTGCTGGGAATATTAGGATCAGATACTGGAATAATATCTATGCGGCCATCAAAGTCTTTCTTAAATATGCTACGATCTTCGTAGGGAACATCATATGGATATTCATCAGGAAGATAGTCATAGTCAATACGAGCAAGAATACGAAACTCATCTTTTTGAGATTTGTGTACTCGTTTATGAATTGCTGTGAAGAACTTGCTACTTGCTTCTAGTAAAGCCATAGTGGTTCCAACGGGTCCATAGGAGGCAGCATCAGAGATAACTTGCTCTGTGCTGTCCGCAAACTTCTGACCAGCAGTAGCTACGAAGTTCAGCATTTGGAATAGAGTAGAGGAAGGCTCTTTATAGGGAAGGGGAACAATAGCCTTTGATAAGTCTACACCAGTTGCCTCAACCTCCTTGAACTCGCCGGGAGATATAGGATCATTGTCACCAACCATCCTAACTCCCTTGGCCTTAAATCCTCCCGGTAAGTTGGCAAACTGTCCAGCATCTATGAGGGAACGCATAGCTGCCGTTGCACTCATTGTTAGATTACCAAGGAAGTGTATAAGACCTAGGCCATAAAAACCAAAGCCGGGAACAAATCTATAATGTACGAAGTGATTTATTTTTTCTTTGTTCGGGTCATCTTGCTTGTAGTTTCTACGGATACTTAACACCTGTCTAGACTGTTGCTCAACAGTTACAATGTACGGACAGGCTTCTTCTTCATCTTCAATATTAAGATAGCAGTGTTGCTCTAGTAGAACATACTGTGGGTCATGGTCTGACATAGGAGACAAACCAATGATCGTATCCATCTTCTCACTGAAAGAGGTGGTGGGGTAAGAAGCAGGAGAGCCTAGCTCAACATCTTCATATACACCAGCCCTTATATCTCGTTGTAGCTCTACAGGGCTACGATAGATAACATGTGTGTAGCGATCTGCATTTGAAAGATCAGTTGCATAGTATGAAACATAGAATTGATCTATAGGAATAAACTCTGACTTAGGACGCTTCACAGTGGCATCGTAGTACAGCTTTTTAAATGCAGAACCAATCAGCGGTAGATGGAATAGCATTCTTTCAAACTCATCAAAGTATTCAGGCATCTGCTCTGTTACCTGATAGTTCATGAAGTTCTGTACACGATTAGCTTGTAGTTCTTTTTCTGGTGTAGACTTACCAAGTATACGAGCTTTTACTGGGCCATTAGCAGGAAACAATTCACCAGATGCTTTGGACTGAAACTTAACTGCTGACTCAATCAATAAGGGATGCACAGCAGTACACGCACCCTCAAATGGTTCAGACCCTTGTTCTAGCTTTAGACCTAGAAGATCAAAACCACGTTCAAACATAGACTCCCAATCTGAACGAGAATCTTTATCAGCCTCAAAGTTTTCTACTACATCACCAGCAATCTCTGCCAGTTCGTCTTCGTCCATCTTCTCTGCCATATTGCCATACCATTCAGCAATATCTTCAGAGGCTTCCATTTCTACAGGATCAGAAAAATCAACGATAACATTACCGTCATCGTCCACTTCAAAAGTAGCATCAATATCTTCTGACTCAGGAGTAAGAGGTACGACATTTGTTTCCTGTTCTGGTATACGATCAAAGGGATTGCGTTCTGTTGCCATTATACTATCCTACTTAAATCTGTTCTAGGTGGTATGAGATCATCTGCAATTTCATCACCATATATGCGTCTTAATATATCAAGATTACTTGCTGATGCTGTTCTAACTCTTGGTTCAGGAGTAACAACTTCTGCTGCTGGTTCAGGAGCTACAGTGGGAACAGATGGAATTGGAGGTGCTAGGGGTACACCACCAGAATCGGGAAAACCATAATCATAAGTAGATTCTGGAGCTTCAAATCCTGTTGGAGAAGCGAATGAAGAAAAGGCTCCTTTTTCTGAGTCTTCTTCTTCAACATCATCTATTATACCAGCAGTGCTTGGATCAGTTGCTCCTCTAGCTGCTATGTTTGCTTCTTTTTGAGATGCTGCCAAACTATCAAAATAACTTGTTACTTTATCTGTTAAATTTAAGCTTGGTATTTTTACATCAAACTCTTCTCTTGCAACATTAGCTAATAGATTTAGTGGACTAGGATACATTTCTATTAGATTAGCACCAAGCCTAGCAGCACCTCTACCCATTTCAGTAAAAGCTGCTTTAGTTGATCCCGGTCCTCTATAACCTATAGTCTTAACTCCAGTGGGGTCCATAAAAGCTGGAGTAACCTGAGTAGGATCAAGGCCGTATTTTTCTGCTATCTCATAAGCTTGACGAACATCAAAATCTCTTTCTGCTTTTTCAATAGCCTCTAGAAATCCTCGTTCAACAGCTTCATTATATCCATATATACCCATGTCCATTAAGTCTTGCAAACCAGCAGCTTTTTCTTCTGCTGATCTTGCAGACATTGCTTCTTCTTGAGCTAGAGTTAGTTGATCCTCTAATTGGGACATAGCATCTTGCGCTCTAGCATCTGCCTCTGCTTGTTGTTCTGCTTCTGCTGCTGTTTTGCCGGGTGGGTCAGTAGAAAGAGCATCAAAGTCTATACTACCAGTTTGTCCACTAGCTTCAGCCCCAGAAGTACCACCGCTTTCATCACCATCAGTAGAACCATGAAAACAAAAATGCTTTTGCTCATAGGGGTTCAGTCCTAAATAATCTAAGTTATTATAAAGGCTGTGTCTAGTTTTATTAAATTCTAACATAGCGAAGTTCATTTTTTCCCCTTTTATATCTAAAGAACTTGACTTTTCCCTTTACACCAGAATCTTTAAGAACTTTTACTAATTGTCTATTTGCAGAAAATATACCGCCATAAGGACATACACAATCTATTACCCAAGGTATAACACCACTATTCCAATCTTCTGCTCTTAATATTCTTTTTTTAGACTCATATTCATCTGAAGCTTGTTGACATAAAAAAGTCCAAGTAACAAAATATAAAGGAGTTTCTTTATTGGATATAATTAAATATTGCTTATTTTTTATTGCTGGTAAAATTAAATTTACCATATTGTCAATGGTATATTTTCTATAAAGCGGTACAGTATTTAAGATATGTATTATTCTTTCAAGATCATTCATGCTATTATTATAGCATACTTTTTCTGTTTTCCCAAATCATACATCCCAGTATGTAGCAACCTTCTGTCTTGGAGCATCATCATACTCTGGATCATCAGGGTGTGTTAGATGCCATGAGTCCTTCATGTAGTGTATAGCCATAGTGAGGGCATCCACTTGGTCATCATGTGCAGCATTGGGAAA